CAGCCTTTGCAATTAATTTGTTTAAGGCTTCTTCTATTGAATCTTTATATTCTTTTTTATCGGATTCTTTTTCTTCATTCTTAGATCCACAAGAACCTTCATGAATCTCACCGCATTTTTCACAAGCGGCTTCTTCAGATACTTCGGATTCATTAATAGCAGAACCTTCAACAGTGTTTACATTTTCTGCGATGTATTCTGCATATTTAATACTCTTTCTTAAACCTTCAGCAAGGTGCTCAGAGTATGCAATGTTTTGATCAACCTTTTCAGCAACGTATTCAGAATATTCAATTCCTTTTTCAAGGCTCTCTCCTAAATAGTTTGCATATTGAATTCCTTTATCTGCTTTTTCAGCAACATGTTCAGCATACTGAATAGAGTTATCTAATTCTTCAGCAAGATACGTTGTATAGTTCTTAATCTTATTTACATTTTCTGCTAAATAATCAGAATAAGAAATACTCTTATCGAGGTTTTCAGAAAGATACTCAGCATAATCGTTTAATTGATTTACCTTTTCGGCGATATGCTCGCTGTACTTAATAAGTTTTTCAACGATTTCAGTATTATCTGAATTTGCGGATTCCTTAACATTATTTAATACGCCTTGAACGTACTCGGTGTATTTTTGAAAATCCTCAACGGTTACAAAATTTTGATTTTCCATTGTTGGTTCTTTTTTATCTTCTGTATTTTTGGTTTCTTCCATTTCATAAATGAATAAAGTAGGGTCAGCATCGAATCCATAAGACTCATTAACTCTCGATAACTCTGCGTTTTCAAATCCAGGATCTGCAACTAAGTCATAAGTAAAAAACTTCTTAATCTTTACCTTTCCATTTTCGTCAACCGTACCAGCAGCGCGGCTTGAAATATGAAGAGGAATTCCATCCTTAATTAAAGCCTGTGCTTCTTTACCCTTTGTAGTATTTAATAAACGAACTCTTCCGATAACTTGTTTGTTTTCGGAATCATACTTTAATGATTCTATTACATGGGATACGTTAGAGAGACTAATATCAAAATCTTTTGGGTGGTCTAATTCACCTAAAAGTTTGTTTGTCTTTACTTTTTCCTGGAGTTCATTAATATGAGGTAAAACTTCCTTTTCCTCATAAATTCGGTTATTCTTGTTACGAACACCGAACTCAGTAAAAACGCCTTCTAATACGACGGCGCCATCATCATCTGTCTTAAATGATAAATTGGACTGTGATCTCTCAAGAATTAATAGTTTTTTTCCTGACATCTTCTACTTGTTATTTGATTTATATATTATCAACTTATAAAGTTTTTATCCTAAACCCGCCAATGGATCTTCTTCAATACCGCCTGCAGGCTTTTCAGGCTTAAAAAGTTTTTTATCGGCACCTAAAAGAATCTTTTCAATATCTTCTTCAGTATAGCCTTGGGTCTTTAATTCGGATCTATCCTTAGCACGTTGATTAGCCTTAAGGTCATCTTGTGTAAATCCTCCATACCTCTTAATTAACCATCCTAGATCAAAATATGGAATTTCTGTCATATTTTCATCCATTACACTTAATTGAGTTTTCATATTACCAATAAAGTCAACTCGCTTAGTTTGAAGTTCCATTTCTTTCATTTCTTCAAACACGTTATCCTTCATATACCTTAATGCCAATCCAGCCTTAAATGCAATATCATTTTTAAGTTCTGGGTGGTTAAGGCACATTTGAAGATAAACGGGTTTAATTAAGATTTCCTGGAAGATTGATCTTAAACGATCAATAAATTTAGAAAACTTAATTTCATCTCTTAGCATTCCACTTGCCTCCATATCGTAACTACTGCCGCCTTCTTTATCAAAACGAGAGAATGGAATTTTTGAAGCAAGTTTAAGTTTATCAGAGAAGTATTTCAAAGATTCTGTATCTCCTAAATCAGGACCATCTCCACCGATTGTGCTAATTTCAGGTTGTTCACCATCCTTTGAAGGTAACCAATATTCCTTATTGAAAGGCATCATTGGTTTTCCGTTTGTTTGAATTTCGCCACTCTCATAATTAAAGTCTACTACTTCACGGTAGGAGTTCATTAATTGAGCAAGAGATTGTTTTGCCCTTGTTTTAGATTTACCACCAACTGGGATGATAAACTGGGTCTTAAATGAAGCATTAGAAACAGCCCAGATAATTCTGGTAGTTTCCATAATTCTTAATAGGTTAAAAGAACGGATAAGTCTTTCAACATAAGAGATCCTTTGTGGTGAATTTACCTGAGAATATGAAAGGTAAATGATTTGAGAATCCCATAGTTTTCTTTCTTTAGCCCCACCACCTTTATACTGAACCCACATTTTCTTTCCAGTTTCAGTATCTAAACCTGGCATTAAAGATATAGGATCAAGTTCTTTAAAGCCAATGATTTCAGTTTGCTTATCATTATAAACGATTTCAAACGCAAGATATCCATCAACCAACCATTTTCTAAAATAGTTCCAAGGTTGAATAGCATCATTAAAGCCAAAGTAATTGTAAATGTTATTATAGATATCACCAATCTCTTCTTCGATAGAATTACTTATTTCTCCATTGAATTCTGCATATGCAAAATAATTACTTTTATCAAATACAATAGCCTCATCGGTAACTACATCAAGGATATCTTCAATTTCATCTTGTACTGCAAAGGTTCTAAGTTGATCTCTCTTCTTTTCGTAATCTCTATCAAAAAATGAGATATTCTTTTTAAGACTGGTATCAGTTAATGATAAGGCAGCAAATGCAGCATACATATCATCTGCATCGGATCCCATTGGATTCATTGTATAACCCATTGCATTTTCGGTAAAACCGATTGCTCTGGAGTTACGAATGATCATATCATCATATGCCATCCCTAGGTTAGAAAGATCTTTTAGAATCTTTCTTACTGGATTGGAGTCTGTAAGAGGACCTCTTCTATTTGTAAATCCTGCCATTTTTTATCATTTATTGTTTTATATATTCTGGTAATATAAATCTTGCGCTTGTAATATTGAACCACCAAAGAAAAAGTTATCATCATTAATAGCACCAAGGTACCAATCTTCATAACCAATTATCTTTGGATCTTTCATACGATCTAATCTATATTGCCTAATTGCATATGTTAAGTTATATTTTTTACCTAATGACTTTTTAACAGCTTCATAGGTAAAGTCTTTATTATATGTTTGTTTTGCCACTTCTCCGGCATTATTAAATTGTCTATCAAAGAAACCACTAAAAGATTTTATGATATCTTCCATGAAAGGTATTCTTGCATCATACGGAATGTAATGTAAATTAATTCCTAGTTGATTTGTTCTAGAACCAGGAACGGCACCTAATCCTATAACAATAGGAAATGTATCATAAAATGTTTCATCTTCGGTAAAATATCTAAATACATACATTCTTCCTTGATCTAAAACTCCAGTTCCCTTAACACCCATTGATAATAAATCCTTAGAGGATGCCTTAGAAGCCTTTGATTGGCCTTTATTCTCGGCGATGTATAAATCTAAATCATCTGTAAAGTTACCTATTATCATATTAAAAAAGATTTGAGTCTTCGGTTAGTAACATCACCTTAAAATTTCTTTGAACTGCTGCCTTATTTAAGGCATCTGTTTTACAAAGGTTTCTTACATACATTTCATAGGCATACTTAAAATTCTCAATTGCCTTTTTTGTATTTCTTTTTGGTGGTGAAGGTTTCTTTAATTGCTCTTTTGGTTTTATTTCCACTACATACTCTTGAATAAGACCATCTTTATTCATTTTTACATAAAAGTCCGGATAGTAATTATGAAACTTATTATCAAGAATATTAAAGTATTTTATTGAAAAAGGTTCAGATACCCAACTAATTACATTTTCATTATGATCGCACCAATGACAGAATTTTCTTTCCCACGAGCTTCTATATATGATAGGAGCTGGTCCTATATACTTTTCAGGATTATGAGGTTTATAATATCCTTGTCTGAATCCTGACTTTGCCGTAGGTTTAACATTCTTTATACTCATTGGTATAATTCTAAATGGTATAAATTCCTTCGCCGTCTGAACTACCATCTATCGAGACAGTTCCTGCGTATTTCTTAGGATGTAATTTATTCCAACCTTTTGCAAATCCACGCTTTGCAATTTCTGTAAAATATGCAAATGCATTTTCACTTTTATCTGGATCAAAGTTTCTCCAATAGCGGTAAAGATCCATATAGGCAAATGCAATACAGTCTTCTCTGTCAGCTGGATCGCGGTAAGTAAGTTTAGTAGAACATTTATCAGCTAATAACATTAAGAACTCTAATGCTTTTGGTGTTAATTCATCAAGTTCTTTAGATTTACGTATCTCATCTAAAAGATCTCTATTATTTAAGTAATTCCTTTTTCTAGGCATATCCTTGATTTATTTTTTTATTATATGCAAAAAAAGCCGACAGTTTACCTGTCAGCTTTTTATAGAGAATTTATAGATTAGATTTCAACCTTAAGACTTGCCTTCTTTACGATTTTTGATTTATCGGTTTCAGGAACGATGATATTAAGTAAATCAGTATCACCTAAAGAAGTATATTCTTCTGCATTAACGAAAACAGTTTGACCTTTCTTTAATCCACCGACATTATCCTGAACTTTTGCTTCAACATAACCATCGTTTAGATATTGGTCTTTACTTTTTTTTTCAACCACAGAATAAGTTTCTTGAAGTTCTTTTTCAAACTTAACGATTTCTGTGTTGATTAATTTTAATGCTTCCTGCAATTCTTCAGAGTTACCTAAAGATTTAATTGCTTCAGATACTTTATTCTTTTTCTCCTCTAGGAAAGAAATCTTATCGTTAATTTCATTTCTCTTTTTATCAGCAACGGCTTTTTGATTACCTTCAGCAACTAATCTTTCAGAAAGAATAGAAGATGCATCATAATTAATAAATTCTTTAATCATCTTAACTGCTTCAGTTGCAGATGAGTAGAATTTCATTTCATTTACCTGCATTCCAAAATTAACTTTGTTAACCCATACACCTTCTTCAACAGCAATTACTGTTAAGAAAAGATTTAAGAATTCAGTAGAAGTAATTCCAGTGAAATTATCCATTTCATGTAAAAGATCTACGTTTTCAAAGAATTTACATACAGTATCAGATTTCCATTGATCTCTATAACCAAAGAATCTTGTTGCAATAAGTGATTCCTTTAATTCTACGATACTTGCATTAGTAAGATCTACTCCGCCTAATACTAAAGTACCTTCAGACATATTGTATTCTAAAGTTTTTCCGTTTTCAGAAAAAGTAACTAAAGAATTACCGTCAAGTTTAAACATCTTTAATCCTTCTAGGACATCGAAGAAACGAGAATCGGTTACTTCAGCTTCAGAAATTTTACCTTCATTAAAGATATAATTCTTTCCATGTAAGTGGAAAGTTAATCCTTCTTCGGATTCTAATACTGGAGAAAGAATTCTATTTACCTTTCCGCCATGATTAGAATATGCCTTCTGCTCAGAAGAAGCCATTTCATTCAAAATGTTCTTACATTCAGCAGACCAAGGATTCTTAGCAGCAATAATAGAAAATTTAGATTTGATATCTTCAGAAGATTCTTTTAATAAAGCTTCAAATTGGTTAGTTAAATTTTCGTATAGTTTACCTTTTTGTGAATTAGATCTGTCAATTGCTTCAGCAATTCTAAATGACCATTTAGAAGAATCATAAGCAGCCATAATGTAGCTTCTTAATTCTCTAACTGGAGTTAACCACTCTGATACTGCTAGATCTCTGTGGAGATTTTTTGCAATTTTATATTTGAGAGCAGGGTTAACATTATTCTCAATATCTTCACTGATGATTGAAATATCTCCGCTGGAGAATCTCATTGGGAAGTTACCTAAAGAATTTTCTAGAATGTTAAGTGCATTTTTTGCGGAATAAGAAACACGTGATTGATCTTCTCCCATTGTATTTAACGCATTAATGGCTTTCATAACGTTTTCATACAAGCCTACAAGTGTAAATTTCATATTATTATGATTTTTTTGATTGTTTTCAGTAGTATACATCTGAGTAGCGGCTTTATATGCATTAATACCTGATAATGCTAATTGTTGAGGTGTTCCCATTCCTACAAGAATAGCCAAAACTTGACTATCTGATTTACCACTCTTATAAAAGGCTGTGATAAGATCAATAAGTTGCTTTGGTGGATTATTTAGATATGGAGCATCAGTATTTACACCATATTGAGGCTCAATACTCCCATCCGAATAAACTTGAGTTTGTCCTTCATTAACTGCTTTACTCATATTTGATGATTTTATTTGTTTTATATATTCTAAGATCCTAAAGTTATTATCCTTCGTCGTCTTCTGCATTTCTATATTCTTTACTCTCTGGTGGCTCAGTATCGTCATATTTCTTAGCATCAAAGTCAAAGTTTGCAGAAGTAGTTTCGGTTTCTATATAAGGGCCGCCGCGATTGATGTCAGACGGATTGACATATTGTTTATTTGATAAGATATTTTCTGGAGCAATCTTTGCAATATTATCAATCGTATATTCAAATTTCTGAAATACTCCACCGAATGATATCCCAATATCTCCATTTGATGTAGTTCTAAATAATCCAACGCCTTCGGCATCAGGATTATTTTGAATAGAATCTCTAGCTATTAGATCAACCTCGGAAAGTAAAACACCATTCTCAAAACATGGCATAAATGACTTAACTTCAAGATCAAACGTTACATTAAATTCTTTCTTATCATTAAGTCCGAACTCAAAAAGTCGATCTTGGCTATAATCTTCAGGTACAGACATACCAGCCTGAACTCTAGTCATACCTAAATCCACGCTATAAAGAGTTGTCTTATACAGCTTTGATAAAATAGACTCAGTGACCTTTAACATTTCAAGATTATTGGAGCATACTATAGTTACCCCAAATGTCATCGTAAGTGGTAAGAAATTTGTTTCTAAAGAAAATCTTTTTAGAACTCCGTTCCATTCCCTAACGAATTCGCCTCTGATGAATTTATTAGTCTGGGCACCAGAGTCAATTGATAATGAATTTAATTGGAGTACCCCTCTTGGCACAACATCATAATCTCCGATTGCTTTACCAGCAGCAACCGCATCATATAAAAAGTTGTCAGCTAAAAATCTTTCATCACCAGTGACAGAATAATAAAAAGGTACATTTATCTTCTGTACGGTATCCTCATCAATCTGATTATAATAGTAAACCTTATTCCTTAACTCAGCAAGGGTTGCTACGGTTACATATCGTAGGATTGTGTTATCTTTATTAAATTCCTGATTATATGCTGACATTTAGTAATGTTATTTACTAATATTTATTTAATGCTTTCAATTGTAAACTCAGAAAAGCCAGCATCTTTAGTAATTTCCAATTTCTTATCAAAGTATTCACTTGGCAAAACAGTATGATTGATTACAAATGTATTTAAACCTATTTCCTGGATAGTCTCATGTAAAATATTTACAATATGATAAACACCATCGGCATCAATTGAGGAAAAGATTTCATCGAGGAATAGAATATTAAGACTGGAGAATCTAACTTTAATCATTTTAATTAAAGCCATGATAATTACAAAGTCAACCTTTTTCTTTTCTCCAGTGCTTAAAGTCTTAGGGCTTATCTCCTGTCCTAAATGATGAATAGTACAATTAAACTTATCATCAAAGCGGATTCCAAATGGTATTCCCATTTCTTTTGCCATAACAAGAATGTTATTATTAAATGATGGCAAAATAGATCTAACGGCAAGATTCTTAATTCCGTCATCCCCCATAAGGGTTTCTAGTATACTTAAGTAATAATCTTCACCTTCACTCTTAAGCTTTATTTGACCTTTCTCCTCTTTCTTTTCTTTAAATTCTTTAATAAGTTCTTTAAGATGACCAGATGATTCATCATCCTTTTCAGCCAATTCAATTAACTCATTCTTTAGTGAATTCATTTGAGATTCCAATTGACCGACTTTTACATGGATTTGTTTTCCTTGCTCTCTTAGCGCATTTAATCCATCATCAATTTTGGTAACCTCATCTTGAATTTTCTGATACTTAGTATTTAAGGTTTCTAATAGGTCTTCTTTTTCCTTTTTAATATGTTGATGAAATTCGGAATCAAGTGGAGAGTTACATGTTGGGCATGTATTATTTTCATAAAGTTCTAACCCTTTCTTAACGGTATTAATTTCAGACTTTAATTCGGTTTCCTTTGAAGACTTAATTTTATATTTTTTATCATTTTCATCAATCTTTTCCTTAGTCTTATCATTAGCATCCTTTAATTTCTTTCTCATTTCATTGAGAGAAACTAATTTTTGTTTAAGCTCGGCTACCTTACTAGCATCTTTTTCTTTTGATGCTTCTTCGTATTGTTCAATCTTAAGTAAGACAGATTGGATAGATTCTTCAAGAGTTCTAATTTCATCATCGAATGTTCTAATTTCATCAATGATAAGCTTTCTTTTACTCTTTACCAATTCTCGCATCTGATTGATTACAGAGAAACCAAATATTCTGTCGATGATCTGTTTCTTATCAAAAGGAGACATTGTAATAAATGACTTAAAATCATTCACTGATAGAATAATAACATTCTTAAATACATGATAAGGAATTTCATATATCTCAGACTCTAGGAATTCTTGTAGATTAGATTTACCAGCAACATCGTATTCAGTTCCGTTTATTGAAACATTAAATAGTCCCGGTGATACTCCTCGTTCAATTTCAATTTGATTACCTTTACTTTCAATCCAAATCTTACCCCAAAGATTACCATTAACTCGGTTAGGTAAGTCTTTAAGATTTGCTCCTTCGACTCTACCGTAACATAGATAGGTAATTACTTTAGCTAAGGTACTTTTACCAGCACCATTTCCACCTAAGACGAGATAGAGATCGCTCTGTTCTTTATCAAATTCAATTACTTGCTTTCTATTTCCGTAGCTTGCAAAATTCTTAAACTCTACTTTATTGATCCTCATAAGAAGGTGCTAATGTTTGTTTATACAATTCCGATACTGATTTAATAAGTCTTTCTTTAAGGTCATCATCATAACCTAAGCCATTTATAAAGTCAGCAGCAATTGTCATTAAATTAAATTCTCCATTAAAGTCAGAAGACTGTACATCGTCATCTAATTCAATTGGATTTTCTTCATCATATATTTTAGGTTCTAGATTTTTAGCATAGCCATCTAAAAAATCCATAAACTTATTAATATTATACTTACCTAGAACATTGGATGGAATATTAATATCAACAAAATTATCTTTAATTTCATTAAGTATATCCTCCATACGCCTCTCTAGAATATCGTTTATATAATACCGAATAAAGATTGGCGATCTCTCATTCTGGATAAAATCATGATTACCAGTCTTAAGATCTAGTACATATATTCCTTTAATATTTCCACGGTCAGATCTTGTCATTTGATATGGATTACCAACCAGAATAAAGTTTTCTTTTTCTTGACGATAATGAATATGACCAGAATAAACTCTCTTAAATCTTTTAAATGTACTTAAATCATTTCCGCCTTCGTGAAGATGTTTTGTACTAGGGCTAGTCTGTACACCTTGAGTTTCGGTATGGCAAAACATATAGTCAATCTTTTTCTTTATTGAAGCTAATGTTTCCTTTTCATGTTCAGCATTTCTGCGCCAAGGCATCAGTAAACAAGTTGCACCATCATATTCCAAAATCTTAGGTTCTTTATGAACAGTAACATTAGGAATATACTTAAGGCAGTCAACAGATGATATATCATTTGAATTTTTTCTCATGATATCATGATTACCAACGATGATATGTATCTCTGGGAATATTTTGGATAGTTCTTCAAATACTCTAATACCTAGATCTTGCGCAGCAAGATTTAAACTCTGACGATTATCAAATACATCACCTAAATGAAAAAGAACATCGCCTTGTTTATACTCCTTTTTTACAAGAGGAATAAAGAAGTTAAAAAAGTAATCTTCAATGATACCAAGCCATAGAACAGAATTAGATCTGCAACCTAAATGCGTATCACTTATCATCCAAACCCTACTCATATTAAAATAATTTTCGTATCTTTCGTTTTTCTAAAATATTGTACTTATCATCAAGTTCCTTAATTAATTCATCCTTAAATTTGTTTGATAATGAATTATAAAACTTATTAGGGAAAACATCAAAGTAATCTGATATAACACTAAACAGATCTATTCTCGTATATGAAGTTCCTAAATGTTCAATGATATGAAAATAGATCTTATTAATCTGAACTTTATTCAGCTTTTTAATTACACCATCTTTTGTTACCATATTAAGATGTTCAAATTCACTACCGCGAATTAAGGCATCCACTTTTGAAAATAGCATATTATAATGCATCTTATCATCATGGTCCATGTTATCACCATACGTGTGAGAAACATTAAATGATATTTTGTTATCAGACGGATCTTGTTCACCGTATGAATTATTGAAAATCTTGTCGTGTTGCATAAATGTTAGTGTGTTATGTCATCAGTTTCAGTAAGACGCATGTTATCATAGTTTATATTAAATCTACAACGGCTGCCCTTTCCTTGGCCATCGCGTATCTTTAAAACCTTTAACCAATACTCACGATTTGCATGCATCATACTGTCTTGTATAAGAGCATACATTACATCGGCCGTATGGGCAAGACCTGCAGATTCAGCAATGTTTTCCATTTTAATTTCAGTTGAATCCCAGGCACCGCGATTAAGCTGTGTGGCTGAAATTACCAACATATCTCTCTTTACCGCTAATGCCCTGAGATCTTCAGCAATTTGCTTAATCTTCATATAGGTATTTTCAGTATTAGGATTACGATAGTTGGATAAAATGTTAATGTAGTCAACTACCAAAACATTAACTTTATGATCTTGTGATTCTTGAAGTTCTTTAAGATAAGCTTCAATATCAAGAACAGAACCTTGCGATGTTGGAAATTCCTTAATAAAAAGTTTTCCTGGTGGTAATAATCCACGAGATATCTTTTCTAATCGGCGTTTCATAAAATCACGATTAACCGATTTTTGGTCATACTCCATCATAGGAATATCTAATAGGTTAGCCCCAATTCTTTTAAGAACCTTTTGTGCAGACATCTCAGCAGTAATGAATACTACATTATGACCCATTCTTACAAAGTTAGCGGCATCATTTGCTAACCAAATAGATTTACCTACGTTTTGTTCACCAGCATATATCACCAATGATTTAGGATCATATCCACCACCTGATACATTATCAATAAAAGTCCACCCAGTTTCTAGTTTCTTATTCTTTCTTTGTATGTGGTGCTCTGGATTAAAGAAGTCTAAACCTATATCAGAATCAAAGTTTAAAGAACCTTCTGAAGATATCATACCGATTGCTCTAGTAACAATATCTTCAACATTATCAGGCGATACGTCTTGTGTTTTTACATACTCAATTGTTTTAACCAATTGCTTATCAAAGTGTTTCCACTTAATCCAAGATTCGCTGGTTCTCTTTATCCAATCTTGATCATATTCATTAATGTTTATTGAATAAACAGCAGAAACAATATCATCAGAGATTTCGTTAGGATCATCTTTAACCAAAGCCTTCATTTGATCTTTAGATGGACTCTCACCAAATTTAGTATGAAAATCTTTTGCTAATTTTGCAAGATGATCTACATCGCTATTTGAAAAGAAACCAGGTTTTACCGACTTAAGGTAATGAGGCTTATTTATAAAATAGTTAAAGAATATTTTTTCGTGATCTACGCCTGAATACATGTTTATTTTTTTATGAAAATAATTGACTTAGTTTATTCATAAGGATTTTTAAGTACCTCGTATGTAACATACGCAGAGGTAGAATTAACTTCTCCTAAGATTTTATCTGCAACTAATCTTTCTATTATTTTTGATGATTGTTCCTCGGTTAAGCTATATTTCTTTTGTAAAGAAACATTTGTAAATTTAATCTCCTTTGCAACCTTACCACAATAATCTCTAATCAATTCAAAGATTACATCTTCAGGATCAGGATATCCAGGTAATGCCGTGTGATTGCCTAATACATACTTAACCTTAAGTTTAGCAGTATTAAGCGTTTTCTTCAGCATGTTCAGAAAGGATTTCAGTTAAATTACCAAGATCTACATCGTCAGTTCCATAACAGAACTTAGCATTAACAATAGGTTCTAATTTATCAAGAACTTCTTGTGTAATTACTCTAGGTGTAAATAATTCATTTAGTTCAACCAGATCATTAAGGTGAGCAACAGCCAACTTACGAGCAGTGGCAGAAGGTTGAAAATACACAGTACCTGATTTACCTTCCTTAACAAAATCATGGCGGCGGCATTCAGCTTTACCCGCATCAGTTAATTTTTCATATTGCCCTTCTGTGATAAACCTTCCTTTCTCAATACCACAATTGTCCCAACTGATATATTCTTCTAATCCAATATAAGGATTCATTCCTTTACTAAATGAAATGTGGAATTTAATTGGAGATGGTTTTGCAAAGCGATTCTTATTAGGTTTAGCAGTTACAACGATACCTGTTTGTTCGGTACCTTCTTTAAGTTTTGCCTTACCCAGGAAAAGAATAATTGATGCAGCATATTCTGGACCAGTACCACCTCCTGAAACCGTTTGTGAAAACAAATCCTGTGTTTGGTATGTATGATTTGTAAATAGGAATGGGATTTTACAGATACCCAATTTAGTCATAAGAATACGAAATGCAGATTTCAAAAGTTTAGCACGAGTCATATCTGCTTTATCAGATCCACTCTTGGCATCATCGATTTCCTTTTGTGTTGCAAGGTTACCAGCGGAATCTAACGCAATAAGAATCTTAGGTAATTCTACACCTTTATTTTTTTGTTCAATTAATAAATCAGTTAATGCAGTTACTGAACTTCTAAATTCTTGAACTGTATTACATGGTTCATAACGGAATTTTGATGGATCAATTCCAAACTTTTCAACCAAGTCACGATCTACTGCATTTTCAGAATCGTAAAATACAATACTGTAACCCATAAGTTGGGCCTGTTTAATTGCATTAAGAAGAAGGAATGTTTTCCCGGTTCCTGAAGGCCCAGCCAATGCAACTGCTCTGTTATTTGGATATCCGCCATTAAAGGAGCCAGTTAAACATGCATTTAGATTAAAATTGCCAGTTGGAATAAAATGATCAATTTCTGATACTGTTGATTTATCAAGGGTATCTCCATACTGAGAGTGTTTTGACATTTCCTTGTTTAAATCGTCAAATGAAAATTCTTTACTCATATTCTTTTATTTTTATATGCAAATTACTTACTATTGTTTAAGGATAACTTATGTTTAAATAAAGGCTTCCAATACTTTTCTACTACACTATCCCAACTCATTGAACTATATAGTTCTTCATATACTTCATCTATGTATATCTTAAGTTGTTCTGGATTATTATTGAAATAATTAATAATTTCTATAGCCTCTTCAGCAGTATCAAATGTTTTAATGCTATTAAATTGTAATGCCAATCCTGTTTTGGTTGATAAGACAGGAATTTTACAAAAAGCAGCTTCGGCAATACCATAAGGCCCTCTATCATTAACACTCGTACAAATATACATATCAATATCATTATACATTGTATGAGATTCTTCTAAGCCTTTTCCATGTATAAATACGGCTTCTCCGCCTATGCCTTTTGCAATATCAATTAACAGCTGAGGCCTTTTTATCTGATCCCAGCCCGAATTTACAAAAGGGACTCCATTTAGACCAATCTTTTTAATGTTGGTGATTTCTTTAGTAGGGTAAAAATCTTTATTGCTAACACCTGCATCAACTTGGTGAGCATCTATATCATATGTTTTCTTTAGATATTCATAAAGGTCTTGGCCTTTATACGTCCATGTTATACCTGGCTTAGGTATAACAATTTCTTTAAAGTGAGAGCTTAAATTTGGTATAGACCAAATGCTACATATCATTTTTTGATATGCTTCTTGTGGTAAATTATTTATGCCTGATAGAGTACCATTACCTAAGATGATATCAAATTCTTTCCATCCACCTTCTTGCCATAAATACTTTACATCTTCATGGTTATACCAATTAAAATGGACGAATTCATACTCGTCAGATAATGAATTACCTAACCCAGTATGAATCCGTCCTATTGCCCAACCGGGCTCATTATATGTTGCTATTCTGGTTTTTTTTTCTCCTCGGATTTAGAATCTCTCTGAGGATACATTTTATCATACCATTCTTTAGTATATAATTCAGGGTTCTTTATAGAATACCAACCCTTATCAAAGGTAACATCTAAAGCTTCTTCGAAATATTTTTCATATCGTGGTGCAATTGCTTCAAGTGAGAAGTTTTCACCATGCTTACGACAGTCAATAGGTTTAATTTTACCAGCCTGGCAATCACGAGCAGCCTTAACGAAGTCTTCAAACGAACGACAGCGATACCCAGTAAGTCCATGTATATTATTTTCAGCAAATGCACCCCAGTCTGTGGTAATAGTTGGAGTACCGCACAGAAGGTTTTCAATTTGAACACCGCCAAACGGTTCAACATACATAGAAGGCAAGAAGGACGCGATAGCGCCTTTCATTAAATTCTTTCTTTGTTCTGCATCAGCATATCCAACAAATTCAACATGTTTAGGCCAAGGATTTTTTGTATAAAACTCATCTCCGATTTGTCCGGCAATTTTAAGTTTAGCACCGATTGCTTCAGTTGCTTGAATTGCAATATTAACACCTTTGCCATCATATACACGACCTACATAAAGGAAGTAATCTTCTTTCTTTGTTGAATATTCAAATTCATCAAGATCAAAGTAATTAGGAATAACCTGATCATACCAACTCTGACGACACATACTTACATTACCTAAACCACAATATGCATGATAAATAGCATAAGATTCAAAGATCTTAAATACCGACCACATACCGCCTGCATATCCAATACCAGGTTCAATAATACAGAGATCTGGGTGAGCATCGCAAATAGGACGAACACCTGAACCCCAGAAAGGTAAAATGATATCTCCGTATTGTTTACGCTTTCCTATTTCTTCGATTGCATTCTTATAAAATGTTTGATATGCCTCATCTTGAGTATCATACTTAAATAAGTGGGTCTTATAGTCATGACTGCCATAAACCTTTTCCCAAACATCGTTTGTGATTACTGTGATGTTTTCATTTGCATCTGGGTTAGAATCTTCATGGCCATAATGCATTAAGTAATGCCCTCGGGCTTTCATCATTTTACAAAATTTCCATGCCTTTTGAGTATAGGCACACGCAGTAAAATCTTTAGTTGTTTTAGTATGAGGTAAACCTAAAACGTGTATCCTGAACTTTTTTTCTGTTTTCATATTTTATTTATTTTTAGAATAAACTTGTGGTATAAATAAGGTTCCGATTAAATCCTTTAAATCCCATCGCAGTTACTACTCTATTTATTGGATCCAAAATTGTCTTTTCAAATTGAACATCGTAATCTACTTGAGGCGCAAATTCATATGGATATTCACCTGGGGCATATGCAAATACATCACACGATTTATCAGTAGAGAAGTACATTTTTAATTTTTCACCGTTTCCTAAAGGCTTATATTTTCCTTTAAGTTTATTGTTATTATTTAAGAGGTAATTATGATAACCTGCAGCCCTTACACCAATCGGACATTTAGGGCCAATTTCAAATTGATCATAATCATTTACAATGTAATTTTGGTAATTATTAACCTTCTTTGAGAAACTGATTTGATCAATGTTTGCAAGTTTAAACTGTCTCTTAATATCTTTTAGAAGAGCGGCAAACTCTTTCATATTGAGTTGATTATTTGAAAAGATATAAGTCAGTAATTCTTTTAGTTTTTCCCTCGCAAACTGAGGGGTTGATGATTGAATAATTTCAAAACCTTTAGCACTAATTTTGCTTAGTTCATCATAGTGAATATCAGGATCTTTCCATACAATGTTTTGCATATACTTTTTCTTGGCAAGCCATATTGCATTTTTAGCAATACTTTCCAATTCAAAACTTAAAAAGTTTTCTGCATTATTATCATCGGCATATTTTTGAAGAATCTTTTCAATGTAATCTGCCAACCTAGTTTTATAAAGATTAAGAATAAATTCTTTTTCATTACCAGACCAATCCGATTTTTCAATAACCTCATCAAACTTAACATAAATGGAATCCGTATCAATATAAATACCTACGGGTTTTTCAATCTTACCAGTAACGGTAATTCCCATCTGTTTATGAGTTTCTAAATCCTTATGCCAAAATTCTTTAAAGTATTTATTGATTAGCTTTTCGGTATAAAGAATAGCATCCTTACCCTGAAGAGTAATAGTTTCAGCAATATCAACATTAAAGAAATAAAAGTAAGGATTACCAAATGCACCATAAATAGAGTTAAGCATTAACTTAACAGCCTGCTCGTAATTATAGTATTTGGATGCCTCTTCTTTAATCTTCTGTATCTCTTCAGTCATATTTTATTTTTATATGAAACTATCTTAAAAGGTTTTATGATTAGATTGAAGTTAAATCAAATCTTGTAACATATTCTAATTCACCCGGATGATAAAAAGCAGGAATCTTTAAGGCAGCAAAAAATGTAGTAGGCTGCATAA